GGTTGCCTAATGAATCTGAATTTATAGATTTCCCTTATCGTGGAAACTTTGCTTGGAAAGATGATAACTCCATAGAGTTTGTTTCTGATGTAAATGGTCCATTAAGATTAAGTACTTTAGATCCAGACCCAAAAGGGTTTTATGTAATTGGTGCTGACCCCGCGGGCGGTGTAGGACGAGACTTCTCAACCGCACACATACTTACCTTTGATGAAGAAGAAAATGTTATTATCCTTGGATACTACCATGCTAACACAATCAATCCTGCTGAATTTGCATCTGATTTAGATAAGATGGGTAGATACTTCAAAGGAAGTAAATGGGCTGCTTTAATGGCAGTGGAAAACCAAGGCGCACAAGGGTCTTTACCTATCAATGAACTACATAAACACCTTGGATATCCTAATCCTTACCTACATCAGGCAACAGGAACAAGAACCAAAAATAGGACTAGAATGTTTGAATTTCCTATGACAGTGGATAGACGTAGGGCTGTAATAGACAGATTAGCAAAGTTTTTGGTTTTTAATCAAAATCAGTGCAAAATTGACAATATTTACCCCCTTTTACGTACAGAATTAGGTCAATTTGTAACGCAAGAAACGATAAATGGAAATATAAAATACGCTGCTGACGTTGGCTGCCATGACGACTTAGTAATGTCATTGGCTATTAGTCTTTGGGTTCTTGTAGAAGAGTACTCTAAAATCTCCCCATCATCGGCTATAAGTGATACTGTAGATTATCGTCCGACCGACACAATAAACATATCATTCATCCGCGAAGCACGAGAGCGTGCAATCGCAGAATACGAGATGATGGAAAGTGAGCGGTGGCAGACATTTACTCTAGGTATGGAAAACTAATGGAAGGTGCATATGGAAGATAATTTTTTTGATGATGGCGAAGAGAAGTTAGGCTCGTATACTCTTAAAGAGATGCAGTCTGCTGTCGCTGACGCTACACGCAGAATGGAGCCTGTTCATATCCATTGGAGAATGTTAGAGGCTATCTATCGCACAGGTGCTCAACGTGAATTAACCATGTTGGACATTAACCGCATTCTTCCCTTTCCTGTTCCTGGCGCATTCTTGCGTACAGTTAATATGGTGCTTCCACACTTCACTATGATTATTAACGCTGTTGTACAGCGTGACCCTAAATTTGTAGTTATACCAGTTGCTGGCGATGACTTGACAACCATTGAAGAAAATGGTAAAATAGCAGGAGAAGTTCTTGATTACTTCTGGAAGAGATCAGAAGCTACCGTCACACTACGTGATATGACTCAGGACATGATTGTCCTTGGAAATGGTTTTGCTAAAGTAGGTTGGGCTTACTCAGAATCTACTATTAAAAAATCTAAAGAAGAGTTAGCCATTGAGACATCTGATCTTGCTCAGGCTGCTGCTGAAGTTTCACTTGAAGCCGGCTTACCATTAGACCCTAATACACTTGCTGAGATTGTATCATCAGTTTCACTTAATCAGCAACTCGTAGAACAAGATGAACCATTTGTAGAATATGTTTCACCTTATGATATTTTCCTTCCTGCAGAAGCACGTAGAATGAATACTGCTAGATGGGTAGTCCAGCGTTTAAGATTACCAATGGAAGAGATTGAGGCTAATCCTCTATTTGATAAAGAAGCTGTTAAAGACTTAAATCCTGATAGTCGTTTAATTGATAACTCAACAATGAACAACTATGAACAACAGCAAGAATCTTTACCTAAAGTATTTACACAATGTATTGTTTATGAATTTTACGATATGAAAGCACGTACTCTTACAGTATTCCAAAAAGATGCTGAAAAGCCTTTGTTCCATGGTGACTTACCTTATGACCATAGGTTCCCTCCATTTGTACATATGAGAAACTATACAGACGGTGGAACACGCATTTGGGCGTTTGGTGATTTAGAGAACGTTGCTGGTATTCAGTTAATGATTAACGAAATCATGCAGGCTGAACTTAATGACCTTAAGCGTGTTGGTAATAAATACTTTATCAATCGTGCCGTAATGACACCCGAGATTTCAAAAGCCTTACAAGAAAATAAACCAGACTCCGTTATTCCGATTGACCTACCTGCTAACTTGCAGATGCAGGATGTACTACAATCTATTCATAGACTTCCAACTCCTTCTGATAACTATTACATGGAAGGTAAGTTGCAGGATTATATGCAGAAAATTCTTGGTATCTCTGACTTTATGATGGGAGATATCCAGGCTGCTAACCGTACATCAGGAACTGCAGCTGCCGCTGTTGAAGGCGCAGCAACAACTCGTTCTATTGATAAGATGTCAAACGTTGAAGCGGCTGCTAAAGAAGTTGCTACAAGAATGCTTGCTTTATGTCAGCAGTTCTTAGATAATGCAAAAGCAATTCGTATTGCAGGTCCTGAAGCAACAACTTGGTTACAAGTTACTGAACAAGATATTGCAGGAGAATTCAGTATTGACGTTGAAGGTGGTTCTACTTCTGCCATTAACCCAATGACAAGAGCCCGTCAAGGTCAGGATATCCTTACAAACATTGTTCCAATGTTGCAGAACTTAGGATATGATCCTGAACCTACAATGCGTATGGCCCTTACCTATATGGGATTAAATCCTGATAACATGCTTATTAAACTTCCTCCTGCTCCAATGCCACCTCAACCTGGTCAAGAACAGCAGGCTATGCCAATGCAAGGACAGCCTGATGAAAACTCCCCTCAACTTCAGCAATTACTTAATATGGGAGCACCACCTGTTCCACTAGCAACACAAGGTGGATTACCTAATGGTTAAAAAAAAAGTAGAAGAAGAAAAGAAATTATCTTTATTCCATAGGTTCTCAAATTGGTGTGCAGATAACTTTGGCAAACCATCATTCTTAATTGTCCATGTACTATTATGGGGAGTATGGATGATATTTGCTACCTTTGATCCTTTTCCCTATCAACTACTTACTTTAGTAGTATCATTGGAATCAATTCTATTGTCAGGTATTATTCTTAATGCTACTAATCGCGAAGGTGAAAGAGATAGGGCAACCATAGAAAAAGACTTGAGAATAGATAAAAGTTCTCATGAACTTATATTTGAAATCCATAAAGAATTAATGAAAACAAAGAGAACGAGAGGAGGAAAAGACAATGGAAAAGAACCTCAAACTGACAGCCCTAACATCAATGATGGGAAAGAAGTCAAACGAAAGTTCAGAAAAAAATCCTCATAATGAGGGTCAGGAAGCCGAAGATGCAATCTTTGCTGGTTGCATAGCAACTTTGGAAAAACTTGGAATACCACAAGATCTTTGTACTAAAATCAAAGATTGGTATGAAAGTGACGAAGAAGAAGAGACTGTAAAACCTGACGCTTGGGAAGATAAAGGCCAAGGCGAAAGCATGGGCTGGTAATTATTAAACGGTGGGGAGTTAAATCTCCCCATGCTAGGCTCTATGTATGGAGATAATTCTCGTTATCTCAAACGAACAAGCTCACTGTCAGAACCCTTATATAGGATAATCTAGGTGGCATTCGCTATAGTTAGGAGAGAAAAATATGTCAGATACACTACGAAGCATTATTGAATCAGCAAGCGCAGACCAAGATCCAATTGAATTGGACAACTTGGAGAACGGCGAAACTGCATTAGATGACCACCTTAATATGGACGAGGAACTCGGTGACGAGGATCTTGAACTAGAAGATGAGTTAGAAGATGAAGAGCTAGAAGAAAATGATGATAAGCAGCCTGTAGAGACAGACGGTAAGAAATATACTGTTAAGGTAGATGGCGAAGAGTTTCAGGTTACTGAAAAAGAACTCACCGCAGGATACCAACGTCAGGCCGATTACACTCGTGAGAAGCAGGCGTTAAAAGCGCAGATTGAAGAGTTTGAATCAGAGAAACTTGGTGTTACTGAGCAACTCAATTCCCTTCAGGCTTTAGAAACTGCTTGGAGCCAAAACCCTATTGACGTTATTTCTAATTTCGTTAATACGACTGGTAATCCTACACAAGCAATTACATTGCTTATTCAGGACCTCGCTGCACAAAATGTTCTTGATCCACAATTCTTAAGTATCTTTGGAATTACTCCTCAAATACAGATGGAATGGGCAAGAGAGCAGGAGTTAAATAAACTTCGTCAGCAAGCCAATCAGGCTCAAAACCAACAGAACTCGCAGTTAACTCAGGCTCAAGAAGAGCTAGAGATACAGAGAGCCATCGCAGAATATGATAATCAAATTGATGAAATCATAGAAAACGAAGGATATAACTTCACCGTCAAACAGCGTAACGAATTCCGTCAGGAATTAGCAAAGTATGCTGCAGATAATGACTTAACAAATCTTAAAGCCGCTTATAAAGCGTTTAAGTATGAAGAGTCACTTTCTAAAAAGGCATTAGCAGAAAAAACTGTAGAACGTGTTAAAGCGAAAAAGCAGAATAATGCGGTGTCAAAACGTTCAGACTCTAGTGGATTTGCAAAATCCTCAGGAGAACAAGACCTTAACTCTATTATTAAAAACGCAATGCGCGACGCGCAGAACAACTAATTTAATAAGAGCAGTTATCGTCAAACCCTAACTTGCAATAGCCCTTAAAACAATATACTTAGGAGGTATAACATGGCTGCTCTTGGTGATGCTTTCTTCATCCAGACCTTTACAACAACTCTACAACGTTATGAGAAGCAACTTGTAGATAACATTCTCGTTTCTCACCCATTGCTTGAAATCTTCAAGTCTAACGCCAAATCAATTACAGGTCGTGGATTGGTAATTCCACTACGTACCTCACATCTTGGTGCTACCGTCAAATCAGACGATTCAGGTACTCACTCTACTGCAGTTTCTGCAAAGACCATGGGTTCTGCTGTCTATGATTGGGCAACTGAAATTGTAACACCTTTTCGTCTCGCACACCGCGACATCCTTCAGAACTCAGGTCCTGAGCAGATTGTTAACTTGGTTGAGGCTTATGTAGAAGGTGCTACTCGTGATCACCAGGACTACATCGTATCTAAGCTCTATGCTGATGCAGAGGCTTGGACACCAGGAGACTTCTTCTCTGTTGATGCTCTTATGGGTGACGCTACCTATGACGCTGCTGTTAAAACCGCAGTTACAACTGCTGGTTACACATGGCTGCCAGTTGGTGGTATTGACCCTAACTCTGTTGATGCTGACAAGACATTCTGGCAGGCAACTCGTTTAACAATTCCTGCAGTCGGTTCAGGTGCAAAAGATATCCTAACCGCAATGCGTAAAGTACAGAACGAAATCTTCCGTCACTCACGTAAGCGTCCTACACACATTGTATGTGGTTTCAACGTTTATGAAGAGTTCGAAGAGTACTTACAGGATAAAGGTCGTTACCTTCCTGTAGAAGGAACTGCTAACACACGTTTCACAAGCATTAAGTTCGGTGACGTAGAAATCCGTCTCGATCCAGATGCTCCTGATTCAAATGCTTACTTCTACCACATGCCTTCACTTCGCTTCGCATATTGTGCTGGTGAATTCATGAAGTCATATCCTGCTATTCCACTACCAGGAACACTTGATACTGTTGTACCAATCGCTTCAACAATCCTCTTTGGTGTTGCTGAGCGTCGTGCAAACGGTCTCTTAATCCGTACATACGCATAAGCGTAAAGGATTTCCCCTCTGGCCTTTGCTAGGGGGGTTTTCCTTTTTCTCCCCATAGTCGGCTTATAATGGAACCTAATTTTAGGAGGGTCAATTGACAGCATTCGCAGGATATACATTAGCAAATCTCAGACAAATTGTAAGGGATTTATCAGGCATTTATTCTACAGATTTAATCTCAGATGCTGTTATTAATGATTATTTAAACCAGGCTTACTTTGAATTAGCAACAATGCAGCAATGGCCATGGAAAGTTGGCTTAGAGCCTTTAGCTGCACTTAATGACGGTGACTACCCACCGTTCTTAGCAACATCTCATAAACTATTAGCCTATCGTGCCGCTGCACACGTATTAGAAACACAAGCAGATGACTCACCTCGTATAGCAGAGTTTAATAGCCTATGGCAATCAATGACAGGTGAATTATACCAAAACACTTTGCAGGCTAACTCAACAGGTAGTGCAACTTCTTTTACAGAATTAAAACAACTTGTTCGTGAATTGATAGATATCTTTGACCAAACAATTACAGATGCTTATATTACTGCTAAACTTAATGATGAATTAAATCAACTCTATGGTTCTTACACATGGCCTTTTGCACAATCTGATTTCTTTACTGCTGCCGCATCTTACACACGTATCTTAGCCTTTGGAACTGCTGCAAGACTTGCAACAACTTATAATAAAGACCAAGGTATGATATCTTCATATCTCGCAGAATACGAAGCTATATTAGAGCAGATGAAGAAAACTTATCTTTATCCAATCATTAATGAACTTCCTGGCACTCTTGCTGATTTAAGAAAACAAGTTCGTGGTCTTATTCAGGATTATACAAAAGATATACCTGACACATTACTTAATGCATACATTAACGAAGAATATGTTAATATATGTAATCAAAGAGATTGGACTTGGTTAGAGAAAGAAGAAGGCTTTGATATTACAACAGGCCAACAGGAATTTCAATTAACTCCTAATGGTTCTCGCAGAGTACTTGTTATGTATGCTACTACAAATACTAATTCACTTTACTATCCTGGCGATACCTCTTCTCCTTTATATCAACGTCCTGATATCTTAGGTCAAGAGTTTAACTCTAGCAAATATACCTATGATGTTACTACTGATGGTTTAGTTAGATTATCACCACCTGCATTAACACCTTATTATCTTAAAGTTAAATATATTCAAATGCCTAACATATTAGTTAGTGATACTGACGAACCCTTATTTGATGTAAGGTTCCGTTCTATTCTTGCATATCGTGCTGCATTAAGATTATTACTCTTTACAAAATCTGATAAGAACTTAATTGGTATCTATCAAAGTCAAGCAGATAGTATGTTCCAATCTATGATGGTTCATTATCAACTTGATAGAAGTACAGACGTATTCTCTATTAATCAGAATGGTCTTGACGTAATGAAATACATTCCATACTTTAGGGTATCCTAATATGAATAAATTCAGTTTAAATCAATTTAATGGTGGAGTACAAGAAGGTTATGGTGTTACTGACTTTCAAAATAACCAATGGGCTGTACTTAAAGGTATAGTACCTTACAATGAAATATCCTATGAATCTCAATGGCCTGCTCATCAGATTGGTCAAGACTATTCTTTGTGGTTAGAAGATGGTATAACCCCTAACTCGTATGTAAATGATACTGCAGGTAATCCAAATATAGTTTATAAACTTAATGCTGTATTTCCATTAGTATCACAAGTAGGTACATTTTTAGTTGTTATTAGAGAAGACGGAACATTATGGTGGGCATTAGCGCCTGAGTCATCTGATGACTATACAGTTTCTGCTAATACAATTTGGCACAATATTAAATACACTACTAACGTAGGATACAATATTAAAGATTCTGTACAACCGTCAATTATGAAAATAGCAAAAAATCCTGATTATCGTTTTGTATGCGGTGTTCCTTTTGATACTTATAAGTTTGTAAAAACTCCTGATGCTGATATGCCAAGTGACTTTTCTTTTGACTATACTCCTTCAACTGGTTATGCACAAACTATTTGTTCAGGTGTATTGATTTCTGCAAGACGTAGAAATGTTAATGGAACAATTGACTTTATAAATAACCCTTCGCACAATTCAGATCCTTATGATGAACAAACACATCCTGAAACTTATAGGTCTGTTATAGCTTACGTAGATCCTTCAGATAGTACTGTTAAACTTGCATCATTTCCTAACTTACGTAGATGGCCTTGGTATTTAAACGATCCTAATAACTATAATTTAGGTTCAACAAAAATATCGCCATGGGCAACTGATAGTGGTAGAAATTCTATTACACCTACAAATACCTTTGAATCATTTCCATTTATAAACCAATATCCTTTTGAACAAGATAGTAAAACTGCAACTATAAATTACGTTTATGTACAAAGCAATCGTGGTGGTATGTTTACTATTACAGGAACTAATCCATTTGTACAAGGTGATATTGTCTTACTATCAGGAACAGGAACTGTTTACGATACTCCTTCAGGAGGATACTTAACTATTACAAGCGTTGGTAGTAATACTGCAACTTTCACCGCTCCTTCTTATATGCCTGTTACATCTGCAGTTCCTGGATTAGCAGTTTCAGGAACATTAGCATCTAAGATAGGTTCTACTGGTTATCCTCGTGAATACAATTGGAATCATCCTTATACTTATTGGGATAAAGATAAAACTTTACTACCAGGAACTGGCTTTATGCCTCGTGCTAATATAGGAACTTTATGGGGTTCTACCTTAATTCTTGGAGATATAGAATGGAACTCTGACGGTGCTTCACAAGCAAGTCAGCAAAACATGATGGCACCAACTGCCAATGCTGCACCTATGGGTAATATATACAATGTACCTTTACTTAGAGATAGTAATACTACACCACATAGAGGACACTTTTACTTTTCAACAGGTCAAGACATAGACGTATTTGATCCTACAGCTGTATTAAGAATTTCAGGAACTGACACTCGTATTGCTGGTATGTATAATATTAATAATGCTTTGGTATCTATTACAACAGCAGGTGGTCCTAATGATGGAGTATCTGCATGGACTGGCAACCTATCTCAACTTATCCCTTATGATCAAAATACTCAATCAAACCCAAACGCTATCTTACGTAGAATTATTCGTGGTGGTGTTGGACCTGCTGATTATAATGAAAATGATACAACTATTTTTGGACATGTAAATCAAACTTCATTATGGGCAGATGCAGGTATTGTAACATTTGTTGATAGACTTGGTGGTATATTTTATACTGAAGGAACAACTTGTGATAGAATGGATTATACGGGTTTTAGAGTTCCTCAATTATCTACTTTTAGAGATCATACCGCAGCAGCCGGCAGACACCTATTAGTATGGCGTGATAAAAGATTATTATGTTTTACTTTAACTAATAGCGCTGCTTCTGTAGGTACAGGATGTTGGACAGAAATAATTGTACCTCAAAGTATTGATGATGCTGGCGATTTACGTTCAATGGTAGGCGGCACAAAAGACTTTTACTTTATATTAAATGGAAACGTATGGAGATTTGCAATAGAAGGACAAAGAGCCGAAAGAGGTGCTGCTTTCTTTAGCGATACTTCCAATACAGAATATCAGGCTTGGTTACCAATAGAAATTGCTACTGCTACCAAGGGTAGCAACATATTAGGTTATGGTAATACTTTAATTAACACCGATGACCAAACCAAGATTAACTGGCATAGAGCAGGTGTGTCATTCCATACACAAACAGGATGTTTATTATTAGACGGTACAATTAAAGGTGGTCCTGCATTAGATGATAGAACTTTGTTATCCAATGGTAAATATAACTTTCCAATGTATGCTTTAGATATTTATAAAAGTTATGAAATAGGAACACATACCTATGAAATGCCAGCAGGTATTGGCTCTTCTTATGAGGTTTCTTCTTCATGGAGATTTTATGGAGATGTTAAGTTAGAAGGTGTAATCTTGTGGAGTACAGGCGCAACCATGAAACGTGGTGATGCTAATGAATAATATTAAATTAGGTACCTCACACGAAAAATCAGAACAACAATACTATTCTTTACAAGATATAACTTCTTTAAAAAATGGTTATATTATGAAAGCCAAAGTTATAAGTTATGATAGTGCAAGCCGTACAGGCACATGTACTTTAAACGGTTCTACTTATAATTTTAAAAATGCTACTACTCAAAGTTATAGTAATGGTAATATCATAATTGTTAATTCATTAGTCAATGATAACTATCTTGTTGCGCATGGCGTATATGCGAGTTCCTAATGACAAATATTAAGCTTAGTAATTATAACATAAATGAAAGAGATTTTCAACAACATCAAACATTAAATACTAAATCTCANTTNATTGTAGAAGAAGTTANATCTGCATCTGGCAANAAAGGCACAACCGTTAATAACAAAAACTTTACCTTTACNGCCGATGGTACAATAGTAGCAGGTAATCATGTTGTGCTTAGTCAATTACAAGATGGTGAGTGGATTGGTATTGGTAACCAAGATATAAACGGTAAATATGTTATTACAGGAAATCCTAATGGTAGTTATTATTCGTTAGATGGTATTACCTGGACGACAACAAGTACTCTTCCTGCTTCTGGTAATGAAATTATTTATGCAGGTGGCAAATTTGTTTGTATAAACAGTACAAGTGCCTATTACTCTACTGATGGAGAAACTTGGCATACAACTAATACATTTCCTTCTGGTAATATAAAAAACATATTAAACTACAATGATAATATATTTGTAGCTGGTCATACTGATAGTGGTGCAAATACAACTATATATTATAGTACTGATGGTATTACATGGCATGCAAGTAATTTAATTACTACGACATGGGTTCCTAATAAAATAATTTATGGTAACAATAAATTTGTTATTATAGGTTCTTACGGAAGTTACTATTCATTAGATGGTAAAATATGGAATGCTTGTAGCAATCCTTTAGATACTTCTGCTGGTGGTTATAATTATTTGTTGTATGACAATAATATATTTGTTGCAAGTTTTACATTTCAAAGCGGTAGTGGATTTGGTTTAATTTATTCTTATGATGGTATAACTTGGAGTACTGCAATCTCTGTTGTGCCTAGTACTGGTTATGATGTATTATACCTTAAAGATAAATTTTTTGCTACTGATTTTTATAATTCATTTTATTCTATTGATGGTGTAAATTGGATATCTTCTTCTCATGTTTTCTTCTCTCCAAGATTAGCCAATACAATGTTCTTTGCTCAAGATCATTCTAGAACTTTATATTATTCTTATGATGGTATAACTTGGAATACAACAAATGGAATACCTAGTGGTTTTAATAATTTAACTTATGTACTTTATGGCAACAATACCTATGTTGCAATCATTGACAATGTAGGAATATATTACTCTACTGATGGTATTAATTGGAGTCACAATACTAGTAACTTAACAATTAATAGTTCTCAGATACGAAATGCTTACTTTCTTAATAATTCGTTCTTTATATGTTCAGATTTTAACTTATGGTTTTCTCCTGATGGAAATATTTGGTCAGAACAACTTTCACCTCTTGTAATTTCAGACACTTTATTCTATAATAACAATAGATATGTCACCTTTTTATCAGCAAATTATTCTGAAAATGCAGGTAGTTTTTATTCAAATGATGGCATAAATTGGATAAAAAGTACTACTTTTCCTGATCACTACAATTTGTATGGTATAATCTATGATTAATTCCCCATGTCTGGCTATATATAGGAGCGTGAATAATGGACATTAATCCAATTTCTATATTTAACAAGTATAGAAATAATCAGTATGGATGGGAAAATAATCCTGTCTTTAAACGTGTTTCTAATCTTGCATATAATTTTGGTGGCGCTAGCCCTCTTAGAGCAGAAAGCGATTTTGCCAGAGGTCAATACTTGCCTGGTATAGCACAAACTGCTTGGACTGCTGCAGAAGCTTATGGTGGTGCTAAAGCTTTAAATGCCATAAAAGGTGCTGAAGGTGTTGAAGGAGTAACTGCTGGTTATTCAGCAAAAAATATTCCACAAGCACTTTCAGGAACTCTTAATGCTAAAAGTAATGCAGGTGCTTTAGCTAAAGGTTTAAGTTATGGTACATATGCATTAGATTATGCAAACCGTTTAAAAAATTCTATTTTTAATCCAGTTGCTAAATTTACGAATCCTTTAGCACAACCTGTTCAACCTTTAAAATATGATCCTACTACAGGCGCAAGTTTAATTCCTGGAACACAAGTTTATAAAGAGGCTAGTAATAAAGTGCCTGCTCTTGTTACTTCTATGCAAGCAGCAAATAATCCTGCTACAACTACCAACTTAGCAGCAAATTATAATTCTACTACACAACCTACAAGCACTACACAATCCATTGGACAGTATGTAAATCAAAACGATTTAACTACCCCTCCAAGCGCATTAGACCAATACTATGGCGCATTAAGTGCGGCTCAACATCAAGACATGCTTACTCAACAGCAAAATGCTAGAGATCAATATCAGCAATTATTAGCACAAAGTGCTTTAGGAAATCAACAAGCACAAAATACTGCTAACTTTACAACTCTTGCTACCAATCGTGCAGTTACTGGCGGAGGTGTTGATATTGGACAACAAGCGGCTAATTCAGGTATGGCAGATACTGGCGTAGCTTTACTTGGTCAAAGAGGCTTGCAACAACAAGGTACCTATCAAAATGCTCTTACTCAACAAACTCTTGCTAATTCTTTGGCAAATAACAAATTACAAAATAAACTTGGTGCAGCATCTCTTAATGATGCACTTGCTCAAATTTCTAAACAATATGGAATACAGCAAGCACAAGATATGATTGATAAGTTTAATAATACAGCATTAAACAATGGTCAAATACCTTCAGTAAATAACGGACAATAAGGAGAAAACAAATGGGACTACCAGCATTTTTAGGTTTTTTGGATGACGCAGCAATACCTTTTTTAAAACCTATTGCTAACAAATTATTTACTAAAGGAGCAACAACAGCTGGATTAGAAGGCACTAATGCTGGTTATAATTTTCTTAAAACAAAACTTAATCCTACTTTATTAGAAAAAGCATTAAACGCTCCTCAAGGCGTTGATCCAAATCAATTTTTAACTGAACAAAGTTTTGGTAGGGCTTTAGGTAGGGGTGCAGTTAATTACACTAAAAAACATCCTTTTGTTGCTGCACAATTAGGATATAGCGCTGGTCTTCCTTTACTTTCAAGTTTAACTAAAGCAGGTATTTCTAGTGTTCAAAACCCTTATGGTTACTTTAAAGCAGGATTAAATGCTTTAGAAGGTAAAGGATTAACTTCTGCTGAAGCACAAGCATTAACAGCAGCAAAAAACCCTATGACACAAGCACAAGCTCTTTACAATATGCAAATGCAAATGGCAAAAGATACACTTAATCCTACAAATCTTTATTCACAACTTAATGCTCTTGGAACTAATACAGGCGCAAACTTAATATCTAATATGAATGCTGCTGCTGCTAATCTTGATAAAGCACGTGGTTTTCAATCAGGAGCAGCAGGTGGAACTCCTGGTGAAATTGCTGCCGCAATGAGCGGACCTGTATCTAATATAAACAATTCTATGACTGCTGGTCTTACAGGTCAGTCAGGTGAAAAAGGTATGGCAGGTGGTATAGCAGATGTACCTCTAAGCATGCTAGCCAATGGTAATGCACTTGGTAACTATGGTCAGGCTATGGGTAACCTTTCTGCACAAGATATTGCTAACTATGGTGCTCAAGCACAAATGTTTGGTAGAGATTCTGCTAATCAACTTGCTGCAAACCTAGCAGGTTATGAAGCACAAAATAACCTTGCTAACCAAAGATTATTACAACAGACCGCTCTTGGTGCTCAAGGTCAATTAATTAACAATATGGCGGCCGCTATTGGTAAGCCTATAAATGCTGCTACTGAACTTAATACTATGCCAGCACAAGCACAATTCTATGGCTCACCTACACTTTCAGCTGCTTATGGTGGTAACTTAAATAACTTCTTAAATGCTCAAGCTGGTGGATTACCTTTACAATACTTTGGTAATATACAAAATGGAAGTGTTCCAACTAATCCTTTTAGCACGAATGGATAATTATGGCAGACCTACAAACATCGTTTTTGCAGGCAGGTAAAAAGCAGAAAAACAATTCTGCGCCTTTACTTTCAGGATACACCGCTAATCAAAAGGCTTTGCAAGCCCTTGGTAAAAAAGATAAATCGCAACCGCATAAAGGTTTGCTTACTAAAGTATCCAATGAACTTGCTATACCTGCTAATTTAATTCGTTTGCCTTTTGCTGGTAACACACCACAATTACAAGGATTAACTTCAGGTCAAAAACTTAAAGGTGTTTTGTCTGGTAACATTCAAGTTGGTACAGGTGATATAGGTCCTTTTAAAATTCAACCAAATGAAGGTCATATATCCAAAGCCTTAAAACTTGGTGGCGCTTTTATTGGTGACGTATTAACAGATCCATTGTCTTATGTATCTGCACCTTCCTCATTATCTCGTAAAGCCGGCGGAACATTAATATATCGTAGCCGAAATAAAATATTTGATGAAGCCGCACAACATGTTGGTAAAGAAAAACTTATTAACGATTTTTATACTCGTAACCCTATTGTTAAAACTACAATGGAAAACCCTAAAGTTTCACCTGCATTAAATCATACTGCGGAAGATAAAGAAAGAATTGCCAGAGAAGAATTTGGTAATCACATAGCCAATGGTTTTATACANTCTCGTAGTGAAATGTTTAATCGTTTAGAAAATATTACAGGTTCTAAAGAAGCAGCACAAAAAGTATTTGATAAACTTCCTGAAGAAGTTAAAGGCGGTATTGTTTTAACATCTCCTTTGGGTAAACCAATCAAAGATGAAAAAGGACATTACACAAGATTAACGCCAGGAACTGGCGAAATGTTTGGAAAACTTGGAGCAAAAGTTGCCAAGACAAGATTGACTGCATCCGTATATCCTTTTAATGTTATATCAAGTCATACAGGCAGAACAGGTGGAATTTATAGCGGTATTAAAAAATCTGTTCTTCTTGGTAAAGAAGGACTTGGTTCTGAATCATGGCGTAACTTAGTTGAAACAAAAGATGAACTTGCAAAACGTGGTAATAAAATTGGTGATTTAACAGGTAAATCTCTTTTGGTTTATCACAACTACATTGCTGCTGAAAAAAACTTTGCTAAAGATGAAGTAAGTAAAGAACAATTTGATAAAGCAGCACGTGAAGCATTTCATAATCCATTAAAAGATTTTGAAACAACTACGCCTGCAGAAGAAGCAGGCAAATTAGCTGGTCAATCTCTTCGTACACAATTTGCTAAACTGCATAAAGAGCAATTAGAAGCAGGTGTTAATATTGGTAAAATTGATCCTGCTACTTATGTTCCTTTAATGCTTAAAAAAGAACAAGTTAAATGGAGAAGTTTATTTACTAAATCAGGATTAAAAGATATTGCAAACTCTACTATGCGTAGGGATACAAATATTAATGAAGATTTAACTTACATGAATCCTATGGAAGCAAATCAAAAATATCTTAATGAACATCCTGAATATGCAGCAAAGCATCCTGGTGATGAAGGTCCTTATATGACCGATCCAAAAGAAATTTATATTAACTATACTAAACCTGCTATTAATCGTATTGCTAATAATAAATTTGTAAGAGCATTAGAAAATGCAGGTGTGGTTCATAGGGTTGCTGACGTAGATGTTCGTTCTATTAACGAACTTAAAGCACAAAAACTTATTCGTACTTTAGGAAAACAAACAGGACCTGCTCTTGCTGCGACTCTTAAAAAGATTGAAACTCTTGAACAAATGACAAATCATATTAAGGACAAAGCAACTATTTCTCAGTTGCAAGATATGATTATTAACCATAAACTTGATGCTAAAAACTTATATGATAGTGCTAAAGAATTATATCAAGTTGCTAAAGAAGAACTTGCTAATGCTAAAAAGTTTGGCAAACCTAATGATATTGTAGCACACACTAAAGCAAATGAATTGGCTAAAGAAAATTTAAAAACTGCTAAAAAAACTTATGAAGCTGCACAACGTGAATTAGCAGTAGAAAAGATTGAAAGTTTAGATTACCATTATACAGAGTATAACAATGCTGTAAGAGATTACTATAACGCTTTATCTACTAAAGAAATTACTATTAAAAATATGCGTTTTATGAAAGCAATGTCTGAAGACGATGTTAAAGAATATCGTATTTTAATGAATTCTAAAATAGATGAACTTGAAAAAGTAATGAAAGAAAAATTTAATGATATTAAAGATACATTAAAAATTCCTTCATCTTTTGGTACTGAAGAGATTAGAACTTATGCCAAAGATTTACTTAATGCTGCCAAGGTATTAACACATGAAGAATTTGTGGCATTTGATATTATTAGTAAAGAAGAAAAGTTAGAAGATTTAATTGCCAAAGTAGGTAAGATAGATCCTGATAATAGAGAAACACAATCTATGATTGGCGATATCTTTAACACTTATGAGTCTATTAGATTAAAGTTACCTTTAGAAGCATTTAAAGCATTTGATAATGCTACCAACGCTATACTTGGTCCTAATGCAAATAAACGTTTTAAAGATATTAAAAGAAGTTTAATTAAAACAAAACAACAAAATGATGCTTTTTCTAATTTGTTAATTGAATCTACAAAAACACCTGAAGAAAAAGAAAAAGCAAAACAAGGTATTAACCTTATTAAAGTTGATGGTATGGCTAAAGATTTGGCTGCTACCTATGGTGTAAAAACATTATTAGAAAACGTTTATAAGTCTCGTGAAAAATATGGTGAATTCCAAAAGGGAATTAAAGACGTACTTGATCCATTGTTAGGTTTGTGGAAAACGTCAGTTACTGTTGGTCGTGGTTTTGGTTATATGATGACTAACGTTGCTGGTGGCATTTATGCAAACCTTATGCATGAAGTTTCTGCTGCTGACATGACTAGTGCTATTAAACATATTACCGAAATTAATAAAAACTATTTAAAAATATTAAAAGAAAATCCTGATAAGTTTTGGGGAGATGCGCAGGCAGATGCTGTTGAAGCATTGCGTCCATCATTAGAAGGCCAGATAATTGGTGATAGTCCTGCGTTTGACGTTATACAAAAATTCTTTGATATGGGTGGATTCTTTGATACTGAGTTTAACTTAATTAGAGATCAGATACTAGAAGCTAATCCTGAACTTGCTGGTAGCCTAACACTTGGTGGTAAAGGCGCACAACTTCGTAGTTCATTAACAGGCGATGCTAGAAATAAAACAGAAGCATTTTATCGTAAGATGATTGAACTTGCTTCTACAAATAAATATCAGCGTACTGTAAATACCATTAACCAATCTAACGAACAATGGTTACGCTTATCAGCCTTTATGGATGGCTACAAGCGCTATGGTGATTTTGATGCTGCTATGGATAAGTCAAAAATCCTACACTTTGATTATCAAGATTTGTCAGAAGGCGAACAATGGATTAGACGTTTAGTTCCGTTCTATACTTGGACACGTAATAACGTGCCTGCACAATTCCGTATATTAATGATGCAACCTGGTAAGATACAACGCTTTATGTATGCCAATGAAGAGTTCCAAAATATGTATGGTGCTCAAGGTGATGAAGCATGGATGAACGATTTTATTCCTGAGTACTTACAGAACGCCAATGGTTTTGTATCTGACACTAAGTTTGCAGATAACAACATTGGTTTCTTCCTTAAACTTCCTTTTGAAGATTTAAACAACTTATTCCAAATTAAAAATGGATTACCAGCAGTTCGTGGTAAAACAGTAGCAGGTATGCTTGGACCTCTTACAGGTATTATGTCTACCCTAACAGGTACTAACCTTGGTACTGGCAATGCCTTTGGTATTGGTGGTCAGGAAGTTCCTGGTTTCTATAATGCCTTTAGGGTTATTCCTGGTAGTGGTGTTTATATGAATAAAGAACATCAAACCTTTGCTAATCCAGGATTTGCTACTGGCTTAGAAAATGCCTTACCATTCCTTGGTACTATTGAAAGAACAGCAGCTGGTATTAACGCAATTCCTAAAGCCTTGATTAAAGGCTACAACGCACCTAACGTTTTGTTTAGTCAAAACCAACAAAACTCTGGTCTATCTAATTTGCTTAACGTTTCTGGTATTCCTGCAACCGCAGGTATTGGTTCCATGACCATTACTCCTGCTGCTCTTAAGGGTGAGATTAATCGTAGAACTCAAATTCAAAATAAAGAAATTGCAGTTGCTGCTAATAAAGCAGGTGTGGATCCTGAATGGATTAAGAAAGAAATCGCTTCTGGCAAGACTCCGCAGCAGGTAGCCCTTGAAATTAGGGCTATGAAGCAGAATTCCCCATCCAAGGCTATTAGTGGAGGAAGATAATGTCTGGTTTAATTAAATGGCTTATGAACCTGGATGCTACTCAATTAGTAGCAGGTATTACAGGCATTGGTTCAGTTACTTATGCTATCATTAAATTCCTAAATAAGTTCAGCCCTACTCATCATATTAGGCGTATCCTTAATATTGAGCCAGGAGCAGATGACCTTAGAGCCGCTATGGACAATATGAGTCAAGTGGTTTTAAGTCAAGGTCAGTCTATTGACTGGCTTACTAATCAGTTAGTACAATACAGAACTGAATTAGATGATAACCATGAAAAGTTAAAGGAAATGGAAACTATGCACAAAGAGAATCTTGCTCTTAAACGCAGAGTTACCGAACTTGAAGATATTGTAAAATACTTAGAAAAAGAATTAGAGCGCAGAAAGAAATACACACCTAAAGCGTACTTAAAAAAAGAAGATATAGACAAGATAGTTACAGGAGAAATAGATGACCTATCCACTAATAAAAGCTAAACACTTCACCTTAGGTAGAAGTGGCAAAAAGATACGTCAGATTGTTATCCATACTATGGAAACACCTGAAACTGAAGGCAGAGCCAAACAGGTTGCCTATTGGTTTGCAGGTCCTACCGCACCACAAGCTTCTGCTCATTACTGCGTAGATAATAAAGAAATTTATCAAACAGTACTTGATACTGATACTGCATGGGCAGTAGATCAGTTTGATGCCAATCAAGCATCTTTATCCATTGAATTAGCAGGTTCATCTTCTCAAACACAACTCCAATGGAATGATGCTTATAGCAAAGGTGAATTAGATTTAGCCGCACATTTATGTGCAGAGTTAGCAGTTAAATATAACATACCTGTTGTTAAACTGCAAGTAACTTCTGTAAAGTTTGGTTCTGGTTTTATTGGACATAACGATGTTACAACTGCTTATAATATTGCAGGTGGTCATACAGATCCTGGTCATAGTTTTCCATGGAAAGATTTCTTAGCACTTGTACAAACTAAAGTCAATACTCTCAAAGGAGGAAAATAATGCCATATACATATCCAAGTGGTGGAGGTTCTTCATCAAACCCTCCTTACAGCATGCTTACACCAATTGACGTTTTAACTAATCCTGCTTTATATCAACCACGTGTTGCTGTAAATAACCAAGGTCAGCAGTTAAGTCAAGGTGGAGCATTACCTTATGTCTTTAAAAACGATACTATTATAGATGGTGTTTATTCTCAATATAATGGAAACCAACCTCGTGATGGTTTTACTAATAATAATGGGCAAAAAGGAATTAATCCAGGTTGGCAGATTCGTTGTTTAGTATTTAATGCTGATTCAACAACTGGCTTACCTACAACTTTACGTGATAACTTAGGTATACAGACTATTGCTAATCTTAATGATGGTGGTCAGAACCAAGGTCTCTTTGGTTGGGAATATAGTCAAACAATTCCTGCTAATACACCTATATGGATACTAATAGTAGGCCAGCCTATATGGCAGGAAAGTTTGCCAGATGGTTTCTTTGATGGTTATGCTTATTCTTGGAGTGGTTCTGCTTGGGTTCATGACGAGGAGAATGGTGGTTTCTTAACTTCGCCTGTAACTCCTGGTTGGACTACTGAATTAGATCCTGTTGTAAGTTTGCCATTATTAGAAATGGAAACATTTGCTTTTGGTAACTTACCAATTAAATTAAATATACAAAGTCAATGGGGTCCAATGTATGATATAGCTCAAATTGCTCCTCCTGGCGCACCACATGCGCTTAACATTGCAGATGACGCTAACCTTCCAAGTGTTTGGTTGCCAGCACATGACTTTATTACTAATAACGATTTTAACTATGTAGGTATGTCACAAGGGACAATTCCTATGATTCAGGCACATAAGGCATAAGGAGATAACAATGGCCAATTTCAGAATACAAACAAGACTAAAAGACGGTACTATTGTTACTAAAGATATTACTGTCGAAGATGTTCCTCAGGCAGTTAGTGAGAAAGTTCTCCCTATTCTTCCTGCACCTACCACACCTACAACAGGAGGAAATAACTAATGATTATAGATAATGATACATCTGTAAAAACTGAATACTCAGGCGATGCACAACCTGTAATTCAGAACCTTGGACCTGGCGTATTATACATAGGTTCAACTGATAATGATTTACCTACCAATGGACTTCAACTTCCTGTCGGTGCGGTATATGAATATCCAGCAAAGTTAGTAGATGGAGCAGGCGCTGTCTGGCTTTGTGCTACTGGCGACAATTGTGACGTCAGACTTTTGAATGTAGGTTAATATGTCTTATACTTATTATCCTCAACCAGGATTAGATGGTGAAGTCGGTACAACAGGACCACAAGGATTACCTGGACCACAAGGTGTAAAAGGTGATACTGGCAATACAGGCCCTAAAGGCGATCAAGGCGACAAGGGCGATACAGGTTCAACAGGACCACAAGGGCCTTCAGGCACGATTAGTTTATTCTATGGTAATTTTTATGATACGACAACTCAAAACAATGCTAGCATCATTGCAGAAAATGTTGTCTCCATTGGAACATTAGCGAATGCTAATGGAGTTCATTTACAATCTGGTAGTAGGGTTGTATTTGAAAACGCAGGTGCATACCTGATAAATTTCCTAGGTCAGTTTATAACAACTGGCGGAGGAAGCAACTATATGGTTACCGTATGGTTTAAATTAAATGGTACTGTCGTACCAAATTCTGCATTTACTTTTACTACTGCTGGCGTAAATCAGCAGGTACTAGCAAATCTAGAAACAATCTATCACGTCAATGCAAATGATTATGTTGAATTTTGCTGGTCTTCACAAAACCAATATATGAAGTTGCTACCAACAGCTGCAGGTACTAGCCCGACTAGACCTGAGTCACCTTCCGTTAATCTTGTAATATATAACGTAGGCTAATAAAACTAACCAAGGAGATATAAATGAACAAAGAACTATTACACAAATTCGTAAGCCGTAAACTTATTGTGGCTGCAGGTACAATCGTTACTGCGGTTGGAGCAAAGCAATACATTGCTGCCGCTGTAACTGCGGTTGCATACCTTATCACACAAGGCATACTTGATCTTAAGACAGTTAAGTCAGCAGGTTCTGTTGTCGCAGAGGCTGACAAAGTTGTCAATGAGGTCGCACCATTACTACCTGCTAACTTACAGGCTGCTGTAAAGGTTGCAGACGTAGTTGCAACTGATGTAACTGCTGTAACAAACAAGGTAAACTAAGGAGATAACCAAATGCCAGGTATGGAAAAAACTATGGAGGAATTTGCCAAAGGAGTTTTAAAATCAGGCTCTGGCAAAAAGGTTACCAAGCGTAAGCAAGCGATAGCCATTGGTCTTTCTGAAAAGCGTAAAGCACTTAAGAAGATGGGTGGCTATCCTAATACGAGTGGAATGTAAGTTATGATTACCCCTAGAGGATATTGGGCTAACAAGGTTAAGTGGTAATATGAGTGCTAAATCAAAAGCCATATTAAAAATTGCTAATGCTGCTGGCAATGAAATGTCACCTATGGTTAAAAGTATTGCTAAAACTTTAATTACAGATGGTGGTATTAGTCCTGAAATTATGCCTCATGAGCATATAATTACTGCTCATTTACTTGCAGAAGAACCTATTAAACCAGCAACTCAATTAGCATTAGAACATTTAAGTAATCTTAATGGACCTATACAAGAAGGTTATACAGACTCTAAAGGTCTTAGAAGATATATGAAAGTAAGACCTAGTTTTGATGTCAGCAATAAATCTTTAGCAAAATATGATAAAATACATAGTCAAGCGTTTAATGAAGAAAATAAAAATCGCTTTCCAGGTTATAGTGACCCTAATGTCGTAAAGTCTAGTCATAGTAGAGAACTATATGGTCTTGCTCTTAAAAAAATGGGAGTAGGAATAGATAGTAAAAAATTTTAAACCAATAAAGAATTACAGAATACTATTACTGCTTTAATAATTAATATTAACAAGATTGCTTTTTTTAAACCTTTTTTTATTTCTTCCTTTTTAATTTTATTAGCATAAAAATACATGCCACTCATAATCAATATAAAAAATGTCTGCATTAAAACTAATCCTAATGGCATACCATAATAGTTTATTATCTTCTGAGC